CAAGACATTTTAGAAATGTCGCGTGCACACGTGATAGACATATGAGGGGAGGGGTGTATATGGAAACTAAAAGAAAAAGAGGAAGACCGCCAGCAATTTCAACAATTGTAGAAGAATTAAAAAATAGTTTAACCTACCAAAATGTAAAAAATGATTTATTAAATCAATTAGAAGTTAAAGGGATAAAAGCTCGTTTTTATACTGATTTAGTAGAAGATTATATGCATCTTTGGATAACAAAATCATTGCTAATAGCTGATATTGAAAAAAGAGGAGTTTCAGTTAAATGGGTAAATGGTCAGAAACAATCAGGATACAAGAAAAATGATAGTATAAATGAATTAAATAAAACTAACACACAGATGCTAAAAATATTAGAACAATTAGATATAAAACCATCAGAAGCAGCAGGCGATGATGATGAATTATGAGGAATTAGTGTATGAAAAAGGTTGCAAAAATTATAACAAATATATAAAGAAATACTTCGATTTAATTGAAAAAGAAGAAATACGTTCATGTATTGAACAAAAATTATTGGTAAAAATAGTAAAAACAGCTCTTTTAACAGAAGATTTAACTATAAATGACAACCAGATAGAAAAATATTTTTCATATCAAAAATATTTTCCTTTTAATTTATTTGATTGGGAAAAGTTTGTTTTTATTTTACATAATTGTGTTTTTAGAAAAGATGGCTTGCCTAGGTGGAGTGATTTATTCATTTTAGGTGGAAGAGGTCTTGGAAAAAATGGATATTTATCCTTTGAAGACTTTTGCTTAATAACCCCAACTAACGGAATAAGAGAATATCATATAGATATTTCAGCAAATTCAGAAGATCAAGCAAAAATTACTTTTGAAGAAATATATAATATTTTAGAAGATGGACCGTATAGCAATAAATTAAAAAAATTTTTTTCATGGACACAGACAAAAATAAAAAACAAACAAACAAATTCAATAATTAGGTATAGAACTAATAATCCTAAAGGAAAAGATGGACTTAGACCAGGAAAAGTAGATTTTGACGAGCCACATCAATATGAGAATTGGAATAATATTAATGTTTTTACCACAGCATTGGGTAAAAAACCCCATCCTAGAAGAACATATGTTTCAACAAATGGGGATGTTAGAGATGGACCACTAGATAATTTAATAGAAAAATCAGAAATGATATTAAAGGGAGAAATGAAAGATAATGGATTTCTTCCTTTTATTTGTAAATTAGACGATGAAAAAGAAGTAGATGATCCCAAAAACTGGGAAAAAGCTAATCCATCATTACCATTTTTACCATCATTATTTGATGAAATGTTAAAAGAATATGATGATTATAAGGTTAATCCAATAGTAAATGCTTCTTTTATGACAAAAAGAATGAATATACCAAAAGACAGTGAAGATAATGTTGTTGCAACAAAAGATAATATAATTGCAACAAATAAAACACTACCAAATCTAAAAGGAAAACAATGCTTAGGTGGTATTGACTTAATGAAAAAAAATGACTTTTTGTCAGCCTGTTTACTATTTAAGGTTGATTCTATTTATTATGTCATTACTCATACGTGGGTATGCAAGTATTCAGCAGACTTGTACAGAATAAGAGCACCATTAAAGGAGTGGGAAGCAATGGGATTATTAACATTTGTAAATGAAAAAGAAATAGATCCTCAAGTAGCAGTAGATTGGATGTTAGAACAAAGTGTTAATAATGATTATCAAATAAAAAAAGTTGCAGGAGATGATTATAGATGGAATTTGTTAAAAGAAGCATTGGAAAATTCAGGTATGGATACTAAAAAAGTTAGAATAAGTGACAAAATGAGAATAGCACCAGTTATTGATAGTGCTTTTACATCTCAAAAAATAATATGGGGTGATAATCCATTAATGAGATGGGCAACTAATAATACAATACTGGTACCAGCTATAAACGGAAACTTTAAATATCAAAAACAAGAATCAAAATCAAGGAAAAATGATCCTTTTATGGCGTTAGTACATGCCTTTACTTTAACTGAAGAAATAAACTTAGAAAATTCAGAGGAAGTCTTTATGGCACCACTATTATTTTAGAAAGAAGGTGAAAAAATGGCTAAAATAGTAGATTTTTTGAATAGAATATTGCCGTTTAAAAAGGCAGATTCCATTACTTTAGAAACTGTTTTTAGTGATTTAGAAGACGAATTAAAATGTAAAGAAATGGCTTTTTACATAGCCACATCATACATTGCAAATACAATCTCTAAATGTGAATTTAAGGTATATAAAAATAACAAAGAAGTAAAAGATTCTTTATATTATAAATTAAATGTAAAGTCAAATCCTAATGAAACAGCTAGTAGATTAAAAAATAAATTAATCTATAACTTGTATTATAATGGAGAATCTTTAATCTTTGATTATAATTCAAATCTTTATTGTGCAGATAGTTTTAATAAAAAGAATTATCCATTAAAGGGAGATAAATTCGAAGATATTGAATTATCAGATCAGGAACTAAAAGCATTTAACAAAAAAAGAGATGATGTTTTTTATTTTAATCTAGAAAATAATGAACAAAATTCTAAAGTAAAAGGTTTAATTACAAGTATGTATGAAGATTATAAAAAAATTCTTCAATATGCTGTTTTATCATATAAACAATCAAATACTGAAAAATACACTTTAGAGTTATCTAATACACAGACTGGAGACAAAGAATTTAACAAAAAATGGCAAGAACAAGTAAAGGAATATTTACAAGATTTTATAGATAATCCTAAATCAGTTATGCCTATTTTTAATGGACAAAAATTAACTCCAGTTAGCAATAAAAATAATAATGCTACAAATTCAGAGGATATCAGAAACATAAAAAAAGATATTATGGAAACAGTAGCAGAAGCTTTTAAAATGCCAGTTTCAATGCTATATGGAAATATGACAAATGTTAAAGATATAATTAGTCATTATCTAACATTCACAATAGATCCTATTGCAACAATGATAAGCCAAGAAATAACTTCAAATTCTTTTTCAATAGAAGATTGGCAAAAAGGAAATTATGTAAAAGTTGATACTTCAAAAATAAATCATTTAGATATATTTGAAATAAGTGATAAAATTGAAAAACTTGTTTCATCAGGTGTATTTAGTATAAATGGTGTTTTAGAAAAATTAGGAGAACCTAAATTAGAAGAAGAATATGCTGATAAACATTTTATTACTAAAAATTATTCCGAAATAGAAGAATATTTAAAAGAATTGAAAGGGGGTGAGTAAATGAAAAATAAATATTTCTCACTCATAAAGAATGAAGAAAACAATTCAGCAGATATTAACATCTTTGGAGATATTACTAGTTGGGATTGGGAAGAGTTAGGAGAAATGAGTGCTCATACTTTATCTAAGCAATTAGAAGAAATAGGTGATGTAGATACTATTAATGTTCATATTAGTAGCTATGGTGGAGAAGTAAAAGAGGGATTAGCAATTTATAATGCATTAAAGAATCATAAAGCAAAAATAAAAACTTATTGTGACGGATTTGCATGTTCAATAGCGAGTGTAATATTTATGGCTGGCGATGAAAGAATAATGAGTAAGTCATCAGCATTAATGATACATAATGCTTGGACTTTTGTTTCAGGTAATGCCAATGATCTAAGAAAAGAAGCTGATGATTTAGAAAAAATTACAAAGTTATCTATTGAAGCTTATATGGAACATATAAATGTATCTGAAAAAGAATTAAAAAATATGTTAGATAATGAGACATGGTTACTTTACGACGAGTGCTTAGAAATGGGATTTGCTACATCTGTAACAGGAGAAAACAAAGATGATAATCCTAGTCAAAGTGCAAAACATTCAGTTCTTCAAATGATAAAAAAATATAAATCTGAAAAAAAAGATGAAGAAGTAACAACAGTTACAACATCAATAGATGAAACAGTTGTTTCAAATGTTGAAAATGAAAATATTAATGATAAAGAAAATGAAGATAATGCAACTGAAAGAGTAGTTGCATTTTTTAGTGCGTTAGAAAACGCAATGAAGGGAGAAAAATAATAATGATAAAAATTGAAAATAAAGACGTTAGTGCAAGTGCATTAGTGCAAGCAATAAAAACAGGAAACGAATCAGAAATAAATAAAGCAATGGAAAACTTTCAAAATGCTATAGCTATGCAAGTAGCAGAAAAATTTGAAAATCTTCAAGGAGAAAATGATAATAAAATTTTAGCTCAAAGAGGTATTAGACAACTAACAAGCAAAGAGAGAAAGTTCTATGAGAAATGGATTGAAAGTGCAAAAACAAGCAATCCTAAACAAGCATTCACTGATTTAATTGGAATAGAAGGAATGCCTGAAACAATAATCGAAGATGTTTATAGAGATTTAACAGATAATCATCCATTATTATCTAAAATTAGATTCCAAAATGTAGGATACCTAACAGAATGGTTATTGAATGATCATAGTACTACTAATTATGCATGGGGTGATATTAATGCTGAAATAACAGCTGAAATTACAAGTGGATTTAAGAAAATTAAAATTAATCAAAATAAACTATCTGCATTTATTTTAATTGCTAAAGATATGTTAGAATTAGGTCCAAATTTCCTAGATGCTTATGTTAGAACTTTATTGAAAGATGCTATTGCTATCGGTTTAGAAAATGGTATAGTAAACGGTAAAGGTGTAAATGGGGAAATTATTGGATTAAACAGAAAAATTGCTAAAGGAACTACTATAAATGAAGAAACTGGTTATCCCGTTAAAGAAGCAATAGAAGTAACAGATTTTAGACCAGCTACTTATGGTAGTTTAGTCGCTAAAATAGTAAAAACAGAAAAAGGTCATTACAGAAAATATGATGATTTAAGTTTAATTTGTAATCCAATTGATTATTTAACTAAAATCATGCCAGCTAGTACAGCACAGAATACAAATGGAACATATACAAATAATATTTTTCCAGTTCCTACAGATGTAATACAAAGTGTTGCAGTAGATGAGGGTAAGGCACTATTATTTGTTCCATCAGATTATTTTGTTGGACTAGGTAATGCTAAAGATGGTGTTATTGAGTATAGTGATGAATACAAATTCTTAGAAGATGTTAGAACTTATAAAACTAAATTATTTGCAACTGGTAGAGCATATGATGATACCGTAGCAATTTTATTAGATATTAGTAAGTTAGAACCACTTTATATAACTGTTTTGAATAAAGAAGAAACTCCAGCAGGATAATTGGAGTTTCTTATTAACCTTATGAAAGGTGGTAAATAATGGAGGATATCAAAAAAGTTATTTTAATCCAAATAGTTAAAAGAAAATGTTATATAACTGATAATTCAGATTTAATTAAAAATAGATTAGAAGACATTATAGATGATGCAATAATAAAAATTACTGAAATGATAGGTATCAAAGACAATAATTTTGACTTTAGTCAAGCAGGTCCAGAACGTGATTTGCTAAAAAATTATTGCTTTTATGTATGGAATGATAAAAGCATAAAAGAATTTGAAGATAATTATATTAGTGATATCTTAAAATTAAGACACAAATATATTGTAGAATATGCTGATAAAGAAAGTGAGACATCAATTAATAATGACTAGTTATAATGATGGAATTATAGAAGTATATAAATCAAGAGAGAAAAAAACAATCTTTTCAGCAAAACTAAATGAAACTTTATTAGATGATTTAGAATTTATTCAAAAATTTTATTTTAAAGAAGAAAGCAAACGTCAAGAAGACTTGATGTTTGCTAATTCTTTTGGTAAAACTCTAAGCTTGAAAATTAAAATACCTTATACTAATAAAGTAGAAATTTCTCATAAGGTTCTATATGAAAATTATCTTTATGATATTTTTCATATAGATTTTTCAAAAAACAAAAAAGAATTATATATTTATCTAGAAAGAGTGAGAAAAATTGGAATTTAGAGAAAAAATAGAACAAGCATTATTACAAATAGATGACAATGTTTATTATGGGAAAGTACCGCAAAAAGACTTAGAAGAAAAAAATTGGAATTACTTAGTATTTGGTAAAAGTACATTAAGTCCTAGCGGGAACAGCAATATTAACCTTACAGATATCTATTGGGTAGGAATAGTAAGAGAAAACTATATTCCAGATGAATTAACTACCGATATAATAGATAGTTTAAATTCAATACCAGGATTAAAACTTACCCAGCAAGAAGGTAATTACGAATACCTATTTAAAAAAAATACAGATTTAGTTGTAGAAGTATTAACATTATCTTTTTCTAAAGTAAGAAAATGTGGTAATTTATGCCAGTAATAAAACAAAATTTTGGATTAAAATATGAGGATATAGAAAAATTAAATAAAAAATTATTAAAAATAAATGAATCTAAAGAAAAAACGATAAATGATTGTTTAAAAGAAATAACAAGTCCAAAAGTAACAAGAAGTGTTACTTCTTTTTTGCCTGTTTCAGAAAAAGGTAATAGACATGCAAAAAAAAGCAAATGGTATGAAGTTGAATATTACAATTTATCATTTGTTTTATCAAATAGTTTAAAAGGAAAAAGAGGAACCAGTTTTTATTATTTATACTATCCAGCAACTGGTACTGGAACAAGCAATAAAAAAGGACCAAACGATTTTTTAGGTAAAGGTATAGATAAAGAGTATAACAATATAGTATCAGACTTGTTAAACGCTTTAGATAAAAAAATAGAGGAGGAATTAAGATGAAGCAAACAGTATTTTCTGAATATGAAGCAAAAGAGACTTCAGTTAGATTTGAAGGAGATACAAAATCATCAAGAGCTGGATGCGTAGGATCAATTGAAGAAACATTAGAAAGTAAAAAAATTACTAAAAAATGTGAAGGAATAGAAACAACAGTAGCAGTTAAAGGTACTGGTAAAGGAGAATTAAAATTATCTTTACACATACCTTATGAAATATATACAAAAATGTATGGAATGAATTTAGATACTTTAATCAAAGGTGTTAACGGTTATGGGCAATCATCAGTTCATAACAAGTTTTGCCTAACTACAAGAGTATATGATGAAGATGGAAATGAAAAACTAAAAGCATATCCAAATTGTATTTTGACCGAAGGTGTTTCTAGAAAAATAGAAAACGGATCAGAAGAAGTAGCTGAAATAGAATTAACAGTTGCAGTAAATCCAGATTCAGAAGGCTTTGGAATGTATGAAGCTATAGTAAGTGATTTAGATGCATCTACTAAAGAAACTACAGTTAATACTTGGCTTGAAAACTTTACACCAGATTTAGTGCATGTAACAGCAGGATAAGAAAGGAGTGATACCGTGATATACGTATATATTATAAAAAGATTTCTAAATATCCATAATAAAAAAGAAATATATATTGAAGATAAAATATATGAAGTTACAGAAGAAAGATTTGAAGAAATGCTAAAAAACGTAGGAAAAAAATATGTTAGAAAAGCAACAAAAAAAGAAATAAAAGAGTATTTAGAAAAAAATTCAGAATTGGATGTTACTGATAACGAAGAAGATGAATCTAATAATAACGAAAGTGATAAAGAAAACAATGATTAATACGGAAATAGATTTTGAATTAATAAATAAACAAAAAGTAAAATTGACTCTTAATTTCAAATTGTTATTAAAACTAAAAGCAAATTATCCAGAAGAATATAACAATTTTAATAAATATATTTTAAATGATGGAGGCAAAAATTTAGATTTTTTTGAAATTTTAACCGTTATTTATGTTGCTTATTTATGTGCTAATTTAGAAAGTAAAAACAAATACACAAAAGAGGAATTTATTAAATTAGTACCATTTAATATAAACCTAATAAAAGAAACTCAAAATACACTATTAGGATTAAAAAAAAATTAAGTTTTAGTAATGCCTTTAGATCAAAGACAGGGCAAGTTCCTAAACAATTTTCAACACCTAAAATTATAATAGAAGATTTAGCAGATTATTATACTCTATGTGTATTAATATGTAAGATCAGTGAACATATATTTTGGGAAGCAGATTTTTCTTTTATTAATAATATTATTGAAAATAAATTAGCTTACGATAGTTATATAAATTATATTAAATGGAAGAGTACATCAAAAAAATAACTGATGTACTCTTTTTTTATTATAAGGAGGTGAAAAAATGGCAAAAAAAACGAAAGCAGAAGTAGAGTTTAATACTAATACGGCTGAATTTGATAAATCTATTAAGAAAATGAACCAAGAAATCAAATCATTAACAAATGAATTGAAATTAAATGCTACTCAATTAAAAGGAGACTCTCAAAATGTAGATTTGTTAAAGCAAAGGCAAACCCTTTTAACAACCGAATTACAAAAAAGTCAACAAAAAGTATCAGATACAAACAGAATGTTAGAAGAAGCTAAAAGAATATATGGTGAAGATTCGAAAAAAGTAAATGACTTAAGTAACGCTTTAATAAGGGCTAAAACACAAGAGCAAGCAATAAAAAACGAATTATCTTCTGTAAATACACAAATAGAAACAGTAACGAATTCTATAGAAGAAAATTCAAAAGAAGTAAAAAATTCAACAAGTGCATATGATAAATTAAAAAATAATATTTCTAACCAAAAAGAAGAACTAGAGCAATTAAAAAATAAATATGCGAGTGTGATAATTGAAGAAGGCAAAAACTCTACAGAAGCAAAAAAATTACAATCTCAAATAAATTCTTTAAATAAAGAACTTGATAATAGTGAAAAGCAATTAAATGATGTAGAAAGAGAATTAGGAGATGTAAACGAATCAAGCAAAAAAGCTAGTAATGATGGTTTTACAGTTATGAAAGGTACTTTATCTGATTTAGCATCAAGTGGAATAAAATCAGCAGTAAATGGTATGAAAGATTTAAGTAAATCAGCTGTAGATGCCTATAAGCAATATGACGCTGGAGCTGATAATGTAATAAAAGCAACAGGAGCAACTGGTAAATCAGCTCAACAATTAAAAGAAAGTTATAAGAATGTTGCTTCAGCAGTTGTTGGAGATTTTGGAAGTATAGGTAGTGCCTTAGGTGAAGTAAATACTAGATTTGGATTTACGGGTTCTGAACTAGAAAAAGCATCAACATTATTTATGAAATTTGCTGATATAACTGGAACGGATGCTACAACAGCAGTGCAATTAGTTAGTAGGGCAATGGGGGACGCTGGAATAGATTCAAAAGATTATGCTCAAGTTTTAGATAGTTTAGCAATTTCAGCACAAGCTAGTGGTATATCTGTTGAAAAATTAACAGAAAATATAACTAAATATGGTGCTCCTATGAGAGCATTAGGATTCGACACTAAATCATCAATAGCTATATTCTCACAATGGGAAAAAGCAGGTGTAAACACCGAAATAGCCTTTTCTGGTATGAAAAAAGCTATTTCGAATTGGAGTGCTGAGGGAAAAAATGCTAAAGTAGAATTTTCTAAAACTCTAGAGGAAATCGCCAAATGTCCTGATATTGCAAGTGCTACAACAAAATCAATAGAAATATTTGGAGCAAAAGCTGGACCAGATTTAGCTGATGCTATACAAGGTGGCAGATTTGAATATTCAGAATTTTTAAAGATATTAGAATCATCAAATGGGACAGTAGAAGAAACGTATGAAAACACTAAAGATGGTATGGATAAAATTGATCTTGCAGTTCAAGAAATGAAAATAAACGTTGGGGAATATGTAGGAGAATTATTATCAGAAAACGAGCCGCAGATAACAAATACAATAAAAGAAATAACAAAAGGTATAAAAGACATAGTGAAATTTGTTTCTGACAACGGCGATACGATTATGGCAATTATTACAGGTGTTGGAACCGCTTTTGTTACATATAAATTTGTAACTACAATTACGAGTATAATTAGTGTAGTAACAACATTATTTACAGCCCTTAAAAGTGGACAGGGTATTTTACAAGCCCTCAACATAACTTTAAGTTTAAACCCAATAGGACTGGTAATTGCCGCAATTGTTGTGGCTATAGCAATTTTTACATATCTTTGGAATCACTGTGAAGGTTTTAGAAATTTTTGGATAGGATTATGGGACGGAATTACAAATGCAGCTGGTATTGGAAAAGACATGATTGTAGGATTTTTTACTGGTATTGGAGACAAAATAACTTCATTTAAAGATGGAGCTGTAGAAAAATTTAATTCTATTGTAGGATTTATAAAAAATAATTGGCAAGGATTACTCTTATTAATCGTTAATCCATTTGCTGGAGCATTTAAATTGCTTTACAACAACTGTGATGGTTTCAGAAAAAAAGTTGATGATCTAAGAAACAAAGTTTTAAGTATTTTTAATGGCTTAGTTAGTAAATTAAAAAATATTTTTAGATTTTCTTTTAGTTTGCCACACATAAAATTACCACATTTTAGTATTAGACCAGCTGGTTGGAAAATAGGTGATTTAATGAAAGGCAAAATACCTAGTTTAGGCATTAGCTGGTATGCTAAGGGTGGAGTATTTACCCAACCAACTATTTTTAATACTAATAATGGTTTAAAAGGTGTAGGAGAAGCAGGACCAGAAACAGTATTACCCTTAGATGTATTAGATAATAAAATTCAAAATTCAATGTTAAATATAATTGAATCTTCAAATACAAACAACATTACTTCTTCTCAGTTAGAAAAAATTGTTAATAAATTAGATAAAATAGCTGAAAAAAAATTATCATTCTATATAGATAGTCAAGAATTATCAAACGCCACAGCAACAACAGATGATGACGTAGCTGGTGAATTAATAGAATTAAGAGAAAGAGGATTAGAGATATGAGAAAAGGAATAACAATAAATAATAAACATTCATATAATGATTTTAAACTAGAAATAGGAACTAGAACTATATCACCACCAAAACAAAAAAGAATTACCGAAACAGTTCCATATATGCACGGATGTTATGACTTTTCTTCTATTAATGATGAAGTAGCACTTGAAAATAGATTACTTAAATATGAATTTGATATAAGTGAAACATCTACTGAGAAAATGGAAAATATAAAATCTAAAGTTTTAAGTTGGTTATATCAAACAAACGAAACAATAATTGAAGATGATTATATAAAGAATTATTATTTTATTGGTAGCTTAGAATCAATAGATTGGGGCGAAGATTTTGGTAAAGGAACTATGTCAGTAGTTTTTTCAGTCTATCCATTTATGATTTCCAAAACACAAATTGAAAAAACATACAATGTAAATGACATTTTAGACACAACAATAGAAAATAAAAGCTCTCATATAATAGTACCTAAGATAATTACAGACGGTAGTATAACAATTGAAATAAATAACAAAACATATACTTTATCAGAGGGAGAATGGGAAGATTCAGATTTATATCTAATATCAGGAATAAACGAAATCAGAATAAGTGGAAATTCTAACGTTTCAATAATCTATAGGGAAGAGGTTATATAATGTATAAAGTAACAGTAGTCAATGAAAATACTGGATATACTATACATAATTCAAACGCTGACAAAAAAACTCCAAAAATAAAAAATACTAGTGTAGTACAAGGAATCAATTCAATTGGTTCCTTTACTTTTACCATTTATCAAAATAATCCTGTATTTAATTTGTTATATCCATATAAATCTAAAATATCCATATTTAATAAAAGAAAAAATAAATATATTTTTAAGGGCAGGGTTTTAAAAATAAAACCGTCTATGAATGAAAAAGGTTTAATATCTAAAACAATTATATGTGAAGATAGATTAGGATATTTACAAGATAGTATCCAGCCTTATTGTGAAGAAAAAAATTGGACTGGAGATGAAGAAAGAACTGGCTTAGAAGAATTTATTGATTATATTTTAAACAATCATAATTTGCAAGTAGAAGAAGATAAAAAAATATATCGTGGAAATGTAAATGTTAAACCATTTGAAAGTTCAGATAACATTACAAAGGGATTGAATTATGAAACAACATGGGAAATAATTCAAAATAAATTAATTAATTCTTTTGGAGGAGAAATACAGTTAAGAGAAGAAAATAATATATTGTATTTAGATTATCTAAAAGAAATAGGAGTTACAAAATCAACTTCAATAGAATTGAAAAAAAATATGCAGTCAATTGATAGAGAAATAGATCCTACATCCTTTATAACAAAATTGATTCCATTAGGAGCTAAACTAAAAAAAGAAACAACTGATAGTGGTGGCAATATAGTTGAAGAAGAAACTGAAGAAAGGCTAACTATAGCTTCTGTAAATGATGGAAGCATATTTATTAATGCCAGTGAGCAAACTAATTTAGGTTCTATAGTAAAAACTGTAATATTTGATGATGTAACTGTAGCACAAATCCTTTTAAGTAGAGGTCAAAAATATTTAGAAGAAAACAATAAATTATTAGAAAAGCATACTGTAAAAGCTTTAGACCTATCATTAATAGATGAAAGTGTAGATGAATTTGAAGTTGGAAATTATTATCCAATTAAAAATAAGTTAATTGATTTAAATACATCTTTAAGAATAATAAAAAGAACTATTAACATATTAGAACCTTTAAGTTCAACATTTGATTTAGGTGATAGTAAGCAATCATTAAGTACACTTACTTTAGAAAATACAAATAGGAATTTAAATGCAATTGAAGAAATAAGAAAAGAATATGTTCCTAACAACAAATTGACAGAAACAATAACAAAATTAACAACTTTAATATCTCAAACAGCAAATGAAATACAGTTAGAAGTAGCAGAAGATTATACATTAAAAACAGATTTTACAGCTTCAGCCCAAAGATTGGCAAGCTTAATTTTACAGGTAAATTCAATACAACAAATAGTGAATAATTGGTCTGATCTAACAGCAACCGTAGAAGGCTCAAAAATATTAGAATTAAAAGATGCAATAGAAGGAAATATAATTTACTTATCACTTAGGGGACAACTTAATTTTTTATATCCATCAAATGACTTATACCCATCAGATGATTTATATCCAATAAGTAGTTATATAACAGTAGAACACCCAGATAATACAATTGAAAATACTGAATTACCATTTGATGAATTAAATTATATGAACGATGATGTTTATGATGAATTTATTATAGATAGTACAACAGCCTATGTAGTTAAAAGAGTTGGTAAAGACAACAATAATCAATTTTATGAATTAGAAGAAGAAATAGTAAAAAAAATAGAAAATTTTAAAGTTAATTTAGTAAATGGAACTAATAAACTATATTTACCATCTTTCAAAAGAGTACTACCAGAAGAATATACTCAAGTCGATTATATAGAAAGTACTGGAACGCAATATATTGATACGGGCAGAAAATCCACGCCGAATACTAAATTTGATTTTGAGTATTTGTCTTTAAAAGAAAACGGACAATCTTTTCAAAATTTGATTGGTTCTCAATATGGAACAACTAAAAATAGGATTTTTATGCAATTGGAGTCGGACAATGATTTTACAATTCAGTTTCCACATAACAAAAGTGATGTTCTCTATATGGTAAGTGATGGTACTTTTACTTCTTCTAATACAAAAGAACATGAAAAACTTAATTATAATGAAAAATCACATATAATATATGATTTACAAAATAGAAGTGTTACATTAAATCAATTAACTTGTATATCTACTTCAACATATGAATTAACCTCATCTGATTATAACATATTAATTTTCAATAGAAACAGCACAACGACACCAAACACAAATTTAGCCGTTGGGAAATTATATAATTTTAAATGGTATGAAAATGATGTTTTAACTATGAATTTAATTCCATGTTATAGAAATTCTGACAATGAGATAGGTTTATATGATACAGTAAATAATGTATTTTATACTAATCAAGGTACTGGTGAATTTAATTATGGAAAAGTAATAGATACTAGGTTAAATATATCAGTTAAATACGTAGTAAAAAATGCATTTACAGATGTTTTTGCAACTACAGCACTGTTAAGTAGTTCTATTACACAATTAGCAGAATCAATTAATTTAACAGTATCAAAAAAAGTAAATGCAAGTGAAATAATATCAACTATAAATCAAACAGCAGAAGAAATAAAAATTTTAGCTAATAAATTATCATTTGAAGGTGCAACAATTGATATGACAGCAGACAATGTCAAAATAAAAGGAAAAAATCTTGACATTGACAGCAATGGTATTATAACTTTAACTGATAATAGTGCTGAAATTGCTTTGGAAGGTGGAGATTTAAAAAGTGCTTATATTATTGAAAGCGAAAATACTGTTGATAGAGCTGGAACAATCACTAACCTTAAATTTAAAAATCAAATTTTAGCTCAAGGTAGGAATTTAAAGGCAGAAGAAAACTGGGAATATCAAAGTGAAACAGGTGGAGGAATATCTGGAATAATGGAAGGAGTTTATTCACAACCAAGAATAACTTTATATAATCAAAGTCAAGATTATGATGTAATAAGTGGCACTGGAAGTTATCAAAGTTTAGATATAAGTTTAGTAGGTGGAATCAGTTATGATAATCAGGATTTTAGTAAAGGTACATCAACAACACCTTTGATGATAACTCCAGATGGTAATATAAGATGTGTTAAATTAACTCAAACATCAAAAGAAGAAAATAAAAAGAACTTTGAAAAATTAATAAATGCCAAAGATATTCTTAATCAAGTAGACATTTACAAGTATAACTTTAAAGATGAAGATAACAATGTTAAAAAATCAATTGGATTTATAATAGGAGATAACTTCAATTATTCAGAAGAAATAACTTCTGAAAATAATGATGGTGCTAATATTTATTCAATGGTATCAGTATTATGGCAGGTGGTAAAAGAATATGTTCAAATAATAGATAAACAACAAAAAGAAATTAAAGAATTAAAGGAGATGATAAAAAATGGACAAAATTCCGTTTAAAAACAAAGATTTAACAGATCCTGATTTTCCAACAGGCTACTATCCAATCAACGATATAAATTTAAACAAAATGCAAGACAATATAGAAAAATACATGGATGGTAAATTTGTTTTTTTTGCCACGGTAGAAGAATGGGAAGAGGAGGCAAGTAACAATGAGTAAATTATTTAAGCAAAGCCTTATATATATATATATATATATACCAAACAAAATTATGGAAGGGAGGTTGTTTACTAACAAACAAAACAATCTCTCTTATGGAAGGAGGTTATTAGTTAATAATAATCTCCTTTTAGTTGGAGGTGCTTATTAATGAAAGTACTCTCTAACTTACTAGGTAATGATACTAAGATAAATGCTAATGTTATAGCCTATAAAGATAATAGTAATAATATAATGACACAGGAAGATTTAAATAAAAATATAACAGGTAAAAAATTATGGACTAATCCTAATCCTAACAGTGCAATTAGTCAGGCAACAGAAATAACATTATCAAGCTCAGAGTATGACGTATTAGAAATTTTTTATAAAAATGCTATAAATTCAAAGTTAGTATATTCAACTAGATTTCTAAAAGGGCACGATACAAGAATACAAATATTGACTACCGATACAGTTTTATTTTTTAGAGGTATTAACTATATATCAGATACAAGTTATAGAATAGAATTACCATATTATACTGGAACTGTATCAAATGCCAATAATTTATGTATTCCACTTTATATAGTAGGTTATAAAACAAATTTATTTTAGTATTAGATTATTATTAATGAAAATTAATAATGAAAGTATATAGTAATTTAATGAATAATAATTCAAAAATTAATGCAAGTGAAATTGCATACAAAGATGGAAATGACATTGAATTATTAATTGATATAATTAAAAGTTTAAGAGGTCAAATATTATGGGCTAATCCTAATCCTTTAAATGATTTTCCAGCACAAAATATATCATTAAATAGTAATGATTACGATTGCTATGAAGTTATATATTATGGTTCTAAAACTGGAGCAAATGTATTTAATACTGGTAAAATCCCAAAAGGAAAAAATAGTTTTTTACAACAATGTTATCAAACTGGGGCAACCCCTATGATAAGGGCAAGAGAAATTGACTATGTTAGTGATACCGTTTTTTATGTCCAACAAGGATTAGTAAATGGTAGCAACAATAATGATCATGTTAATATTCCAGTATATATAATTGGATATAAAACTGGATTATTTTAAGAGAGATTAAAAATGTTAGTATAATTAATAATGAAAATATATAGTAATTTGATGAATAACAATTCAAAGATTAATGCAAATGAAATTGCATATAAAAAAAATAATGAGGTAAAACTATTAGATGATGTAATTAAAAATTTAGAAAGCTTTTTAAATATAAATAAGTTTCAAAATATCACAAGTGGAAATATTAGTGGCGGAGGTACATTAAGTAGTACAAATGTAACAGTAGCAACAAATTCAGACGGCTCACTTGCTAAAATATATGGGCAAGTTGATGTAGCGAATAATGGGCATAATGGGAATGTTACATTACAAACAAATTTAAGACCTACTGAACAAATGGTAATATATCAAAATACTTACAGGCAAATTTCATTAAGTGGATATGTAAGAAATACAGCATTAATATCTATTACAATCAATACAGATGGAACAGTAGTTATTCCATATGTAAATACTGGACTAGGCTCAGCAGAAAATTGTCGAATGACAATATTTGGCTGTTTATTATTTATAAAAGATTTTGGTGATACACCCATTGATTAGAGCATATAAAAGAAAAAGACTAAAATGAATAAAAATAGAGGATATAGTAGGATACAAAACAAATTTATTTAGTTAAGGAGGTAAAAGATGAATGAATACTATTTAATAGTAAATTTTAAAAAGAAAAAAATTATAACTGATTTAGAAGAATTAGTTCAAAATGATTATGAAGCATATAAATTAAAATTTGAATTTGATAAAGAGTTCGAAAGAGCTCTTTTTAAATTGAAATATCCAACAGACAATAAAATATGGGTGCAGGAAATAAATAATAATGAATTAATTCTACCAGTATTAGAATCTCCTGGAATATATAAATATGAAATATCTATATATTCAGAAAATGGAAGATTAACAGATTATGCTATTAAAGATTTTAATGTTAGAAGTGAATTAGTAAATACCGATGATGTAGTAGAAACAGATGACAGAGTACCAATATTAGATAATTTAATAAATGAAACAAATCAGTTAGTAAGAGAAACAACAGAATTAAAAGAAGATGTAACAGAAGCTATTGAAGAAACTAATAATCTTGATATAAATGTAAACAAAACTGGTAAAGAAGCAACCATAAAATTAACTAAAAAAGATAACACAGTAAAGACTGAAACATTATCTGATGGAACAAGTCTAATGTTTCATTGGGATGGAACAAAGCTAGGAATTAAAACTGATGAAGATGAAGAATATACGTACGTAGATTTATTAGGAAGAACTGGATCAACACCAAATATTCAGATAGGAACAGTTACAAGTGGTAATACTCCATCGGTAACAAGAACAGGCACAAACGAGAACCCAGTTTTTAACTTTGTATTAGAAAAAGGAGAAACTGGAGCAACAGGTGCTACTGGAGAGCCTGGACCTAAAGGGGATCCAGGAGAAACCCCTGATATGTCTAATTATTATAATAAAACCGAAATAGATTCAATTGTTGGTGATATATCTAGTGTAATAGACACTATCAATGGCGAGGTGATTTAATGGGAACAATAGCAGATAAATTAAATTACCTAAATAATACAAAAGCACAAATTAAAAACGAAATAAATAAAATAGGTGGAAATATAATTGATGAAACAACATTTAGAGATTATGTAAGCAATATAAATAATATATATGATAAATTACCTAAAGTTGAGGGTAATGGTAGTGATATAACATTAAATGATACAGAAGAAGCTTTATTATCTTTGACACCTGAGGGATATGCTAGTCAAGGTATATTACCGTCAGATTATATGCAAGTTGAATATATAGAAAGTACTGGAGAACAGTACATTAATACTAATTATATTCCAAATGAAAATACAAGAATAATTGCAAAAACAACGTTTAATATCGGTTGTTTGTTTGGAACAATTGATAATGAAGAAATAAAATCAATAGTTTTAGCAGGAGCAAAAGGACCAAACACGTGGGCAGAATATGCAAGGTTTTTTTCAAAAGGTGGAGTTCAAATACCATATAATTTTATAAACACTGCAGAAAATACAGTTTATGAAATAGAAATGACTAATAGTGAAGCTAAAATCATTTTAAATGATAAAAGTTATATTGCAAATTATACTAGAGAAAATCAAAATATTACAACACCTTTATATATTTTTGCAAGGAATACAGGCGCCGAAGCTATTAGTTTTACACAAAGAAAATTATATAAATTTAAAATTTACAATAGCAATGTTTTAGTTAGAGATTATATTCCATGTTATCGTAAATTAGATGGAGAAATAGGACTATATGATTTAGTTAATAATATATTTTATACAAATCAAGGCACTGGTTCGTTTTTACACGGAAATGTAATTCCTAACCCACAATATCCTCAACCTATTAAAGTAGTAACAGGTGAACAAAATGTAGAAATAAAAAATAAGAATTTACTTAAACTCTTAAATATTAATTCTACTTTTTCTGGTGTGCAAGTAACTGTAAATTCTGATAAAAGTATTACTTTAAATGGTACTTGCACATCAAATTATGCTATTAATATAATAACTAACTGGAGTTTGTCTTTAGAAAATGGCAAAACATATACTTTATCAGGTTGTCCTGATTTAGGTGGCAAAGATACATTATCTCTTGAATTATATAGTAATTCTCCAAGCAATCAATATATAACAGATATAGGAAGTGGTAAAAGTTTTACTTTAACGGCTGATAGAACATATCGTTGCTATATAGCAATAAAATCTGGTAAAACTTATAACAACGTTACGTTGTATCCGATGCTAGAAGAAAATAATGAAGTAACTTCTTTTGAACCATATCAATCACAAAACTATCCACTACCACTAGGTAATATAGAATTATTTAGAAATTACACAGATTCAACAAAAATTTATATAGATTACATTTTCAAAAATGAAATAGGTAGTTCTCATTATAAATCTAACTTAGAAGAAGATAGTTGGTATATTTACAATAGAAATAAAAAAGTAGAATTGAAAAATTATAATTATACAAATAGTATAACCAAAAGAACAAACACAATTTTATTTTTAGGAGCTGTTACTGGAAAAGTCCATTCCAGATATTATTGTAATATTCTATCAAATTATAATTATAGAACATTAATTGGCTCTGATATAGAAGGTATAGGAGATGGTGGTGGATATGCAAATAGATTGTATATTTCAGTTAATAAAAATAGGTTAGAGGGATATACAGATGAATTAACTAATTCTCAATTAAATACATTATTAAAACAATTTCTTGAGGATAATAATGCTTATGCTTGGTATGCTTTATCAACTTCAACTTATGAAAAAATAACAGATACAACATTAATATCACAACTAGAAAACATGAACAACAATGCACGTTCTTACAAAGGCACAACAATAATAGAGTGCAGTAGTGCTAGTGAAGAAAACGAGACATTACAAGTATCAACAGTAGCTTTAAAAGATTTAGATTTATTAGCAACAGAAGAAAGCACAGAAACATTAACAACAAATAGTATAAGTAATATATCAACGAATGAAGTAACAACTTTAAATAGTATAGAAGAGATAGAAAGTGAGGAATAATAAATGGAATATTTGCAAGATTTAAAATTTACCCATGATTATTGGGCAGTATCTTTACCGTGCATATTAATGGTGTTAGACATAATTACAGGCTATTATAATGCATGGAAAAATAACAATGTTAAAAGTTCAAAAATGAGAGATGGTTTAGGTAAGAAAATGGCTGAACTATCTTTTATTTTTGTAGCAATGTTATTTAGTTGGGCTTTTGGTATTAATAAAATAGCTACAGGAGTATCGTTATACGTAATTTTTATGGAGCTAATATCAGTCAGTGAAAATTGGGAAAAATTAGGTTTACCTATCCCAGAAAAATTAAAACAAGTATTAAATAATAACAAAGGAAGTGATAATTAATGAAAAAAGGTGTAGATGTATCTAAAAATAATGGAACAGTAAATTGGCAATCAATAAAGAATGCTGGATATGAATTTGCAATAATAAGATTAGGTTATGGTAGTGATGAAACAAGACAAGATGATAATCAATTTATTAATAACATAAAGGAATGTGAAAGATTAGGTATTTCATATGGCGTTTATATCTATTCTTATGCACTAAATTTAAATGAAGCCAAAAGTGAAGTGAATCATACTCTAAGACAATTAAAACATGTAGGAGCTAATTTTAAATATGGTGTGTGGTTTGATATGGAGGATGCAGATAAATATAAAGTAAGACATGGTATGCCATCTAATCAAATGCTAGTAGATATTTGTTATACATTTTGTGATGCAATAGAAAAAGCAGGATATTATACTGGCATATATGCTAGTTCAAGTTGGTTAAATAACCAATTAAATAATCCTAAATTAGATAGATTTGATAAATGGGTAGCTCATTGGTATGTAGAAAAACCAAATTATAAAAAAGTCTATTCTATTCATCAATATACTGACAAAGAAAACATTGGAGGAAAAATATTTGATGCAAATTATCTAGTTAGAGATTTTACTAAAAAAACTACACCAGCACCAGCAAAAAAACAAAAAACAACAGATGAATTAGCAAGAGAAGTATTAGCTGGTAAGCATGGTAATGGTGAAGCTAGAAAAAAATCACTAGGTAGTAGATATAATGAAGTACAAGCTAGGGTAAATCAATTATTATGCAATAATAAACCTAAATCTAATCCAATATATTATACAGTTAGATCAGGAGATACTTTAAGTAAGATATCAAAAAAATATGGTACTTCAATTAATCAAATAGCTAGTTGGAATAACATAAAGAACATTAATAAAATATATGTAGGACAAAAATTAAGAGTAAAATAATGAGTAAAAGTAGACCTAACAACACAAAAGCTATAAAGAAACAACTATTTTTAAAATGCGGTAGAGTAGATATGTATGATATGCAAAAATATGCTAAATGCAAATTACAATTACATCATTATCCACCAATTAGAGAAACACATCATACTATTTATGAAGAAAGTTACTTATTATCAGCTAATAACCATCAAGAACTACATTATTTAGAAATACATGATCCAGAAGAATACATAAGAAGAACAAATATAATTAAAGAAAACAAGAAGATACTAGAAAGAAAGAGGAGTAGGCAGTAGTGCTTATTCCTCTTTTTTTAGTGGAATTTTAGTTAATTATGAATATAATATTGTTGACAGTACATATTATTTTTGATAGAGTAGAAAGCAATTTTCTACATTTTGTCAACTTTTTATTGGCATATTGCATAAAATTTATTGACATGTTATACTATAATTAAAATAAGGAGGAAGTTATGAAAAAGGAAGGAGTTACTCAAAAAGAGAAGGGATTATTTAGTGCAAAAAAATTAGCAAGTTATATAATGTATAAATATAGTCAATTACCAAATAAAATATCTGATGAAATTTCTCCATTAAAATTGCAAAAATCATTGTATTTTTGTTTTGCGTATTGGGGCGGCTTTGTTAGAAAAGGTAAAAATAAAGAAAATGAATTAAATATAAGTTTTGATGAATACTTATTTTCTGAAAGAATAGAAGCTTGGGTTTATGGTCCAGTTGTTCCAGATGTGTATCATGACAAAACGATTAAAGCAGATGAACAAATTAGTTTGTTCAAAGGAAAAGAATATGTAAAAGAGTTTATTGATGATCTATTAACTGATATTTTAACCACTAGTGATTTTAAATTAGTGAGTATGTCACATGATGATAAATGTTGGATTAAGAATTTTAAAAAATCTGAGATTTTTCATAATAACGAAATACCAAAAGAAGAAATCATAAGAGAATATGCAAGACAGATTTAAACAAAGTATTTTAAATAAAAGAATAGGAGAAAAATCTTTTGATATTAACACAATTAAAAAATTTGATTTTGAAAAAGGTTTAATATCAAAAAATGATAAAGAGAATTGTTTCACGAATTATTTTAAAAGCAAAACCGAATCAGGATATAAATTAGTTGAAGATTATTACTTAAGATTTTTATATAATGATTTTTCATTTTTAGATGAATTTGAAATAAATTATTTGACTCCAGGGGATAGGGTTGATAGATTACTTAATATAATTAAAACTGTACAAAAAACAAAATATAAAAAAAGTGATTTGCCATATATTATAAAATTAAATAGTGTTAGAGATAAAAAATTACATTTATATATTAGACAAAACAAAAAAAATATTTCTATCCTATTAATTGATTTATATCATTTAGGAATTTTTGGAGAATTTTATATAAATGGAAAACCACAAAAATCATCAATCGGGAAAATATATAAAAGGAATAAAAACAATAATATTGATTTAGCTGAATTTAAAATGTAAAAAAATAGATTGTTAGTCTCTTTTTTTCGACACTATTCGACAAAATTCGACATACTCTTGTAGTATAGTATCCAACCGAAAGGGGGATACTATGCAAGAAAGTAAAATATTAACTGGTAAAGAATTATCTAATTTTTGTAAAGAACTAAATATAGAAGAACCATTTAAAATACTACTAAAGATAAATGGTAATAAAGCAGAGTACTATAATCCTATAGATGATACTTTATATAAATTAGATATTAATGTAGCTAAAAAGTATAT